AGCATCATCCTTCAGCATATCGTCTAGTTCCCCTACGAGTTGGTCTCTCATACCGAAAGCAGTTACTGAGTAGGGTCTAGTCATAGTGTTACGCTTAGTCAACTTACGACCAATCGGTTTGTGCTCCCACTTACCATCAGTTTTATACAGAGCTGAGTTCCACACTAGAGCTTCCTTCAGTCCATCCTCAGCATCAATGTTAATCATGCCTTGGACAACATTAGCAACTTCCTGATAAATGTCTGAAGGTTTCTCTGAGGGAACCAAATTGGTAGCACGACCCCCTCTCTCGTCACGTAGCATAGCTGAGAAGTTCTGAAGACCATTACACGAACCATCCAAAGCTACAGCGATATGAGACACGTAGTTATTACCTTGCATCTTGAATCCTAACCACTCAAAGCAAGCTGCTAGGAACTGAAAAGGTTTATCAGCATTGAGCCAAAAGCGTTCACCCTCTACAGGTCTGAGAGCTGAATCCATAATAGCCTCAGTGTTTAACTCAGCCCACTCAATACGTTTATCAAAGTCAACCTTATCGTAGCCATAGGTATTGGCTAAGTGAATAGCTAACCATGCTGCACCAGTTTCACCTAGAGGTTTACCCTTAGAGAACTGAATGAGAGCCTTACCAGTATCATCAGACTGAGGATTAACGAAGCCCGGTACAGCGTAGGCTCTGCCTCTCCAATCCATTACATGAGGAAAGTAGATAGCCTCCTCGTTCAGATACTTCTCAGCTACCCACAGCTTTTGACTGAGAGCGATAACCTTAGAGCGACTCTTGAAGTTATCGTTATGGGTACTAGCAGCTTTACCTTTCCATGCTTTCAAGGCTGCTTCATTGGTGTCAATATCAATAGGCTTCTCAGGAATATCTTTACCATCCTTGAATGGCATCCCTGCGATTCCTCCACCAGTGGTCTCCCATAGTGTACGCATGACCTCATAGACACCCTTATTGATTGACCAAGGGGTTTCCTGCATAGCATTGAGGCTTGTGTATACCATAGGCATCTCAACGTTCTGAAGTTCCTCTAGGTACGCTTGGTTACGCACCTTCATCATGGTTAACTTAGTAGTCAGGTATCCTCCATCAAACGGAGTAGTCCATGCTTTAGGTTTACATACCATAGGCAGGAAGACAGGTGACAGGAGGCTACAGTTATTGTTCTGTAGTGCCAGCCATACCTGAAGTGAATCTGTAGGCTCCACATACAGTACAGTTTTGTTCTTACCTTCATTGTGTGTAGTGATATGGATTAGCTTGAGGTTACACACTAGCTCCACCAGTTTCGTACCTATCTTGATACGCAACTCAGGAGGTAGTATTACCTTTTCAATACCTGCTAACTTAGTCTGAGCACCTTGGATAACCTTACGTTTATGCTGGTCATTAGCAGCAGTACCCTTCAGGTTGTTCATGATTCTGTTCATGAGGTGAGGAGCTTCATTATGAAACACTCGGTAGTTAAGTTCATCCTCTAGTAACGTAGCGATTGACTCAGCCATAGCTACTAAACGGTCACGACTAGAGATACCATTAACGATTCTCTTAAGGGTAATGTAAGCAACTTCCTTATGACCAATCATGTGTAGATACCTAGCTGTACTAGCCAATCTATTAGCCTTACCGTTCTTAGTGTCAGCATAGAATGAATCTAACTGTTCAATTAACGGAGCTAGAGAGTTATCTATCAGAGCCATACCGGGCTTTACAGTATCCTGTCCTTGACCTTCTAACTTTTTGAAGTAGTTGAGAACCCCCATTGAACCCATCTCTACTTCTAAATCTATCTGTTTCTGCTGCTGAATCTCTAGGGTACTCATTATGTTGTTCTCCTATTGTTGATAGTCATGATTAAGGAACCTTTAGGACAAACGTAAAGATTACCTATAGTGTCTACAGGTAATCTCTAAGTGTAATCTTTAAGTCTTAATCTATTAGATATAATCTTCCGCTATGACCCACCGTTAGAACTGTAAGTCATTGATTATTTCTACTAAGTATTTGTTTCTATTAAGGAACTGTCTCAGATTGCATGACAGAATGTAGTCTAACTCTTAGGTAACTCATTGATTCCTCGGGTGATAAACGAGATTTTAAGTCTCTTGTGTCTACCAATTTCACCACCCGGGCTTCGGGTAAGTCCTTGTTTTAAAAGACTTCAGTGAGTTACTACTTGTTACCTATCTGTCTTACTTTGTCAACTTTAAGACAAACTACGGACAAACTACTTTCACTCTTAGACCTACTGTTAGCAACCTTTACAACATCATTCAGGTGACCTTCAGCCGAGTGAGCATACTTCAAAGTTGTCGCATAACTCTTATGACCGAGCCATGATTGAACTCTTTTTAAATCTACACCAGCTTGCACTAATCTACTTGCACACGTATGTCTCAGAGCATGGATTACAAACTCAGAGTCATCTTCATACCCCATGTGTTTCCTAAAGTGTTTCCAATAGGACTCAACCATATCTACAGTATACGGAAAAGGTACAGGAAGACCCCTACGTGACTCTAGGACTGATTTCATTTCTTCGGTAAGGGGTTTGTGTAGGGTAGCTCCTGATTTCGTGTCAGTGAACCTTACAGAGGATGAAACATCAAACCATGTTAACTTTAGAACTTCACTCAATCGGTTCCCACTACTCAAAAGAAACTGAAACAATCCAGCCTGTTCAGGGTAGTGCGAATTGAAGAACCGCATCATAGAGATTTCTTCATCATCAGTCAATACCCTACAGCGACTTGGAGGTTCTTTAAGTGCTTTAATCTTAGGTGCATACTTCAGGTCACCCCATTCAACACACAGATTAAGTAGTGCTCTGAGTACCGCTAACTTCCGGTTAATCGTAGCGTTACTGTTACCTGATTCACTTAAGGCAATCACTAGGTTCCTCACGGTCACTGTATCCACACTAGCAATGTCCTTAGTGGTATCTAAATGTAACTTTAGTAGCTCCCAATTCTGAACTACTTTATGTTCAGCTTTAGAACCCTTCCAGTGTGAACGTAAGGCTACCTTAAAGGCATTATCTAGGGTTACCTTAGGCTTCCCTATTCCGTACTCACCAAGTAGAGCCTGAGACTCTACCAGTGCATGAATCTTGAGAGCTAATGCTCTATCCTTGGTCTTGGTAGACTTACGGATTCTCTGTCCGTTAACTGTGAGGTCAATCTGATAGATACCAAATTCATTCTTTTCAATGGTCATGACTGTTTACCTATCCTTTCCATACTTGATATTACATAGTCCACAAGTTCCTGAGCTACCTGAACACCCTTACTGGTTAAAGTAATGAGCTTTCTACGGTAATCCATAGGGTCATCATGAGCTTCAATGAGGTCTAAACCTTCAGTGCCTCTAAGACCTACGGATAACCTGTAGTAATTCCTAGAGGCTGCTGCTTTGGTTAACTCCAGTGCCTTACCGATATTCGTAAGGTCTACAGGTTCCGACTGAGAGGCAACGTGTAAAAAGAACATTACAGTCTGTGCCTCTACATTTTCATGAAAGTGTTTTTGAAGTAACCCTTGGAAACTAAATAGGCTCCCTGCTAATCTTCGTTGCTTTACTGATAATAATTCGGGTGCAACACCAGTGGATTTCATATTCATTACAACTCTCCTTTATGATTCTAGGAAGTAACCGACACCTCCCTATTGTTTTTATTGCCTGTTTATCTCTACTGTCTATTAAAACTTCTCTACCTAAAAAGTTAAAGAACATTGCTTTCATACATACTTCCTTGTTTTTATTACACTTACCTTACCTTTCGGAAATAGGTCTAGTGCTTTGGTTAATATAATATTCTAGCGATTGATTAAGGTCAATCCCTCAGTGAACTGTCACCTCACTGAGAAGGAACCCTAAACGTGACCATTCATGCAAAAATAATCATCACACTACAGTTTCCCTTGGTAGAGTCTGTGCGGTGTCTCACCTTTAAATTGTTTACGTTTCATGTGTATCCAGCAAGCTAAATCAGCTAAACCGAACACTATCATGAATACACCGAGAAAGGCTACCAGTAAGAGATAGTTATACATCATAAGATTGTTTCCTTTAAGTTACTAAATGGTTAATAAACTACACGCCCATCAACTACCTGCGCCTTATAGTTATACATACGATTGATATAAGCTATGGTAGTTTCCTGAGAACTCATGGGATAGTCTTCAGGTATCACACTGAGATTAAACCATGCAGCAACTACACTTTTAGCCGGGTAACAGGTATTCATTCTATCTGCCTGTAATGTAATGAAACCCCTACGCTTAGGCTTTCCGGCTGTCTTAGGATTCAATCCCTTGATAGCTACCAGTTCACTGAAGGAACCTATAATCTTATGTTTAGGTTTATCTGTTAAACCTTGTATTAACTCTGCTTGGTTTACTAATACTTTGAACTTAGCCATGATTCAGTGTCTCCAGTACAGCTAGGTTTAACTTCTTAGGGGTAAAGATAAGGGCTTCAACCTGTTTCATCTTAGCGATAATCAAGTGGTACTTAAGTTCGGTTAACTGTGTATTAGTCATTATTTAACCCCTTTAGCTGCACACCATAAGTAATACGCATCATTAACAATAGATTCCACATAAGGCTCTAAGGATTGTTCAGGGTTAGGATAAGTTCTCCTTGTAAAACTAAACCCAAAACACCCTTTAAAAGCAGCCTCAAACTCTAAATCAAATTCTCTAACTTTAGTATTTACTGTATTAGTCATGGTTATTCCACTCCTCATAGGCTCTATTAGATAACTCTTTTGTTGCACATATTAACTCTTTACATACACCATATTGAGGGTTCAATTCCTTACCGTTCTTATCTCTAAGACATAACCTATGTTTAGCACGTTGGTATCTATTCATATCTACATAAATTACATTACCTACAGCGTACATTTTCTGTATATTCATATTAGTCATGATAACGATTCCTTCTCAAGTGGTTCCTACGGATAATCAAAAGTGCATCATAAGGCACTGGTAGTGCTATCCCCTGAGACTTAGCCCATGAGATTAGTGTTCTGTGTTTAGAGCGCATGGGATACCTCACCACGACCAACATAACTAGCGACAATCTCAGCGATTTCGTAAGCGTCTAAAAGATTGTCTGAAGGGTCAAACATAGCTGAGTTAA